TTTGATAGTGGTGGGGGTCTGACCTGCACTTTTACCCCACAAGGGCTATGTGATGTAAATCACATGCCCTAAGATGTCCAATAGTGTCCTTCTGGACACCTATAGTATAGTGAGAGGCGAAATTATCGGAGCCTCTCTGCTAAGCAACAGCGCCCTCTAGGGGCGCACCCTAAATGAAGCCCTAACCTTCGGCTTCGTTTAGACTTCGCCTTCGGTTAGAGTTTGCCCCAAAACTCACCACAAATGGTTTTGGAGCATGCTATGGAAAGAAAGAGAACAACCTCTGCTTCGCATAAAAGCGATGCTATTAAAAAGCAAGTCATTGACTTCCTAATGCAGGGGTACTCTGTCCAAAAGGCGATGGATGCCGTAGGTCGAAGTGTTAAGACCTATGAGTACTACCGAAAGACCGATGAGCAGTTTGCCTTAGCCATTGATAAGATTCGCTCTTTAACAGCACGGGGTGAGGTCGGCTCTCCACGAGGGGAAGTACCACCCTTCCCAGAGTTTTCAGAAAAATTTTTAGGGGTCCAAGTATTCCCCCATCAAAAGCACTGGATTGATTTACTAGAGGGTCGAGAGCCTGAGGATGTACATCCTGCTATCTCCTATGAACCTGGGTCATCAGACCTAATCATAGTCAACACCCCACCAGAACACGCTAAGTCTACGACCATTACAGTAAACTATGCGGTATATCGGATTTGCCAGAACCCTAATATCAGAATAATGATTGTGTCTAAGACACAGGCTATGGCACAGAAATTCCTGCTTTCTATCAAGAATCGTCTAACCCATCCTCGTTATCAGGATTTACAACTAACCTTTGGTCCGCCAGGGGGATATGAAAAAAATTCCGATTCGTGGAAGCAGGACCTAATTTACCTATCCTCCGAGTCTCGTGACTCTGGAGAAAAGGACCCTACAGTTCAGGCTGTGGGTATTCGTGGTCATATCTATGGTGCCCGTGCTGACTTAATCATCATGGACGACTGTGTTGACCACACTAACGCCCATGAGTACGAGAAGCAGATTGACTGGATTCAATCCGAAGTTATGTCTCGTATTGACAATGACGGCGGACGACTACTGGTTGTAGGCACTCGACTACGCCCACGAGATTTATATTCCGAATTGCGTGACCCTATGCGCTATCCAGACGAGACATCCCCTTGGACATACTTTGCCCAACCTGCCGTATTGGAGTTCGCAGATGACTCGAAGGACTGGGTTACGCTCTGGGCTAAGACCAACATGCCTCCCGTATCTGGCAATGGTGTACCTGATGAGGACGGACTCTACGACAAGTGGACAGGTCCAGCACTGCATAAGAAGCGAAGCCGTATGTCCCCAAACTTGTGGGCGATGGTCTACCAACAGCAACAGGTTCACGAAGATTCTGCTTTCCCATCAGATGCTATCAAAGGCGTTATTAACGGCGCTCGCAATATTGGGATTATCCCGAAAGGTAAGCATGGCGTTCGACCTAATGGTATGGACGGGCTTATTGTGGTTGCTGGTCTTGACCCCGCTGGCTCTGGTTATACCGCCGCTGTGGTTCTTGGCTTGGATGTTTCTACGCAGAAGCGTTACTTGCTGGATGTCTCCAATGTTGCGGGGATGAAACCAGATGACATTCGTAATTTAATTAAAGACTGGACTGAACGCTACAGAGTTACAGAGTGGCGTGTTGAGAAGAACGCATTTCAGACAATGCTTACGCAGGATAGAGAAGTCCGTGAGTTCTTAACTCGCAGTGGCTCTATGTTGCGTGAACACCATACTGGTCAGAACAAGTGGGACTCAGACTTTGGTGTGGCATCTCTAACAACTTTGTTTTATGGATGGGATGAAGGCAATGCTCTTATTGAGTTCCCTTCAACACATTCTTCCGAGGGTCTTAAGGCTCTCATTGAACAACTTGTGACATGGTATCCAGATTCACCTAAGTCACAAAAGACAGATACAGTCATGGCGTTCTGGTTCGCAGAACTTGGATGTCGTGACCGCTTGGCAAGTGCAACTAACTTTTCTAAGAATCACAACAGAATGGGTATGTTTCATACGCCGTATGACCGCTCACAACAATACACCGTCAATCTTGACGAACTATACGCATAGAACAGGAGGCGAATGTGGCTCTATCTTTAGATGATATTAAAGATAACTATGACCGCTACCGCCAGCAATTCGCCGAGCGAGACAGCCGCATGGAAGCAGTGCTGCTTGTCCGCAAGGGTCGCATGCGTGATGTTTACCCAGACCTTTTCCCCGATGGTCCTTTTGAAAATCCTATCGTGGCAAATATGGTGGACATCGCAGCACGCGATTTGTCAGAAGTAATTGCTCCGCTACCAGCATTTAACTGCAACTCACCTACAATGGTGTCAGAGTCTGCTCGCAAGAAGGCAGACAAGCGTGAAGAAATTGTTAACTCTTATGTTGACTTTTCTGATTTGCAAAGTCAAATGTTCACAGCCGCTGACCGCTATATCAGTTATGGTTTTGTTCCAGCACAAGTAGAGTTCGACATGGAAGCGCAGATGCCTCGCATCCGTTTCTTAGAAGCAGTTGGTTCTTACCCAATCATTGACCGCTTTGGAAATGTTAACGCTCTCTACCAGCGCACAATGAAGCCAGTATCTGAACTTATGGCTTTGTACCCAGAGTACGCACACATCTTGTACGACAAGGATGAGCACAACTCAATGACATCTTTGTTAGAAGTTGTGCGTTATCACGACAAAGACCAAGATGTTTTATTTGTACCAACACGCAATAACCTTGTTATTGACCGTGCTAAAAATCCTATTGGCGAATGTATGGTCCGCGTTGTTATGCGCCCATCACTTGACTCACAGGCTCGTGGTCAATTTGATGATGTATTGCCAATCCAAGTAGCAAAGGCACGCTATGCACTTCTCTCACTTGAAGCAGCAACTAAAGCAGTTCAAGCACCCATGGTCGCGCCAAGAGATGTCAGTGATATTGCTCTTGGACCAGATGCTATCATTCGTACAGAACGACCTCAGGATGTCCGAAGAATCCCATTGGAGATACCAGCAGGTGCTTTTGCACAGCAGCAGGTTCTTGAAGGAGAGTTGCGTTTAGGCTCTCGTTATCCTGAATCTCGTACAGGTAACATTGATGCTTCAATCGTTACAGGTCGTGGTGTTCAAGCCCTTATGGGTGGATTCGATACACAGATTAAAACAGCACATGCAATGTTTGCTCGTGCATTTGTCGAATTGATGAGCCTTGCTCTCAAGGTTGACGAAATGGTATTTGCCGATGTTGAGAAGAACCTGCGCGGTACTCGCAATGGAACTCCATATAACATCAAGTACAAGCCAAAGAAGGACATTGATGGTGATTACACTGTAGATGTTCAATATGGTTTGATGGCAGGACTTGACCCTAACCGCGCTTTGGTATTTGGTCTACAGGCTCGCGGAGATAAGTTGATTTCACGCGATTTCCTACGCCGTCAGATGCCTTTTTCTTTCAATGCAACACAGGAAGAAGAAAAAGTTGACACCGAAGAACTACGCGATGCAATGAAGCAAGCGATTGCTTCTTATGCTCAGGCTATTCCAGCCCTTGCTTCTCAAGGTCAAGACCCGTCTGACATTCTTTACAAACTTTCAGCCGTTATCAATGCACGCCAGAAGGGAACCTCTATTGAGGTTGCGGTTTCTGATGCGTTTAAACCACAGAATCCCCCACCTGGTGCGATGACCCCTGAGGGTATCGTAAGTCCTGACATGATTGGGCAGCCAGGAGCGGTCCCGCCAGGTGAGGGCGAACTTCCACTAGGTATGTCTGCAACTGGTCGTATGCAAGGTGTAGCACCAGGACAGATTGCTCCAGGCGGTCGTCCAGATGTTCAATCTCTTTTAGCAGGATTAACAGCGAGAGGCGAACCTAATCTACAGGCTTCTCTCCAAAGACGAGTACCAGTATAAAGGGGGTGAAAAATGAAGAAAGCGACAGCAAAGAAAGCAACAGGAAAGAAGCCAGCGAACCAAGGTTCAGCAGGTAAGCCTAACTACCAGAAGCCTATGAAGTCATCTGTTAAGAAGATGTCTAATAAGTCAGGTATGTTGTACACAACAAAGCAACCAAGCGGCACACGCGGGTCAGGTAAGTAATTCTTAATCCTGAGCATGATTTAAAACTGCTCAACTAATTTTAAAAGACTGAACTTAATTGTGAGGGAACTATGGCACTGCCAAAAAATCAGAACTTTGAGGTATCCGCAACAGGCGGAGCGGGAACTAATGGTCAACCAGCACGCTATGCAGCAGGCATAGACGGCGCACAGGACTTCTATGACCTACAGACTGCAGCACAAATGAGTGGCTCAAACCCAGCGTTCTCTACAGTTCCTTCCCCATCAGGTCAACGCCCATTCCGAGGCGACAGCGCAGCAAAACTTGTACCACTAGATGCACCTACTCAACGCCCTGAGGAAGATGTCCGCACTGGTGGAAGCATGGCTACAGACACAATGTATGCAACAGATTCAATGGCTAACTCAGAAGATGCAGACCGTATGCGTGCAGCACTTCCATACTTGTCAACACTTGCAGAGTTGCCACAGACATCAAATAATTTCCGCAACTATGTACGATACCTAAAGAGTGTACTTTGAGTTTTTCCGAGACACTTGGCGGTTTTGCCAAAAAACTTCAAGGTAACGGATTTGCCAACGACATAGGCTTACCGACTTTATTGTTTGACCTTGCTTCTGTGTCATCTAATGACAAGAATTGGGTAGGCGATGCTTTTAACATTGCTGGCGATACTTTTCGTTCATCAGTGTTAGCAGCATCTTTCCCAATTCGTAAAGCATCAGGTTTTGCAATCCAAAAGGCTTTGCTTCCAGCAGCACAGTTGTCATACGAAACTGGTGGTCGTTACCTTCGTGAGCCATTATCAGCAGCATTAACAACACTTGCAACTGGTGATGTAAAAAAGTCATGGGAAAACCGTGATGAGATTTCTCCAGGACAAGCACTTGCTTATTTGCAGTCACGCTTTCCTGTAACAGGTAATGCGGTAATGGGATTTGATGAAGGTTTTGACATCTTCAATCCTAATGACAGAAAAGACTTTGAAACAGACTGGAATCTTCGCACTATCACTGGTGCTTACGACACATTCTTTACAACAGTAACTGACCCACTAGGCAAAATTGGCAAGGCTGCAGGTCTTGCTCGTAAGGCTTTGGTTACACGCCCAATGGGTGCTGTTGATGCTAACGCTTCAACTTTGGCTCGTGACTTCTTTATGCCAAAGAGTATCCGTAAGACAACTATTATTTCTCCTGAGACTCTTGCAAGAACAATTAACGAGGGTCGTGAAGAAGGCGGAGAACTTTACAATACGCTTTCATGGTTTGCTAAGAGTGACCAAGTTTCATCACGCAGCCATCCAACTGTTGAACTTTCTAATGATGCAGATACATTGTCATACCTTTTAGGTGAGGCAAAAACTGTAGATGATGTAGCAGATACATTTATGGCTACAGCGCTTAAGGACAAAGAAGCAATGGCTCGTCTTGTCGCCAAGCGTAAAGACCTAGCCTTTGTTATGGATAAGATTAAAGATACATCTACAACAGAACTTAATATGTTGGACAATATCCCAACTAACGGCATTGTAGATGACATCAACAAGTTAGATTCAGCAGATGCTCTTGTCAAGAATCTTGATGAAGATGTTTATTTCCGCTACTTAACAACCCTTAATGACAAGGGTGCAGATTTAACTAAGCGTACTTTTGGTGCATCACCATTTGAAAAGATGGCTATTAACCGAGCAGAGCGGCGTGCAGCAGGCATCCGTGGCAAAGTTGATGATATTGATTCACCAACAAGTTTCCCTACAGTAGGTTACTTCCAACCTACAAAGTATCATCCGCTAGTTGCGGTTGTTAACTTCGGCGTGAAAAAGGTAGGCGATGCTTTCCAGGAAAAGCCAGCAGGATATATTAACCTTAACGATTCTGATTCGTATAACGAAATTGCGGCATTTGGCAATCTTCTTCGCCGTGTTGTTGGAGACGAAGCAAACCCGATTGTCCAAAGACATTTAAACGATTACATCCAGTCAGGTGGCACACCAGAACTTCGTGCTCGTGTAGTTGAGTCATTTGAAGATTTAGCGATTACATCTATTAACCGCAAACTCGGTATCTCCGATGAAGCAGGCGCACAAATCTGGGGAGCATACAAGTCTCGCCGTGAGACTGCACGCTCTATGATTAAGGACCGCAAGTTCTTAATGACTAATGATGATGTTATTCTTAAGATTCCTTACTTAGAACGCCAAGGCGCTAACGCTTTACCAATGGTTGACTTGGAAAACTACGAGCGTGTTCTTATGAAGAACAAGGGACTTCTCAAGGCACTAGAAGGTGGCTTTGATGTTGTAGACCCAGACTCATGGCGCTATACCACTGGCATTATGAATGACATGTGGAAGGCATCAGTTCTTCTACGCCTTGGTTACACAGTAAGAAATGTGTCAGAAGGTGCGCTGTCTATCATGGCTAAGGGCTACGGCTTAATGGCTCTAGGTGACTTAAACCGCGAAGGCTTTGATGCATGGTACTCAAATCGTGTACGCGACATTGAGCGCATCACTGACCGCCGTTTAGTATCACAAGGCGCTCGTGAAGATTCTATTCAACTGCGCCGTTTATTTGCTGAGAAGCAATATGAGTTTGGTGCTGCTGACCGCATGTACAACGAGTTGCTTGCATACTTGCCAGCAGCAGAGCGTGCGTTCCTTAATGGCAAGTTAGATGAAGCGCAGTTAAAAGAAATTATTGATGTTTTCCAGTATGCAACTGGTGAGTATCTATACCATGGAACACCTACTCCTATCAATGGTTTAGATAACACTCGTCCATTTGCGATGAGCCTGTCACAGGATATTGCTAACCGCTATGCCGATGCTGCAATGCCAACTGTTTCTGCCGCTGATATTTACAAGCGCATGACTGGTCGTGCTGGTCGCTTGCCTAAGAACATTGAGCGTTCTGCTGCTGATGAAATTGGTTCAGAAGCAATTATTGACAGACTCAGTGAAGATGAATTTTTAGAACTTACAGAGTATGTAGCAGGAAACTTTCAAGATATTCAAGCAGGATTGCGTGATGCAAATTTTGCAATATCTCGTGGACGAAATATACCAGAACTTCCAAAAACATTACAGAGAACAATTCAGCGAAGCGTTCTTAAAGAACCACTAACTGTATATCGTGGAACTACTAACCCAAGAAATATTTTTGCTAACGCGCAAGTTGGCGATATTATCGAAGAACCTGCTTTTGTTTCAACAAGTTATAGCGATGATGTTGCAAGAAATTTTGCAACTCCAAATCCTTTAAATAAAATACCAACATTAAATACAAATCTTAAACCTGGCGAAGATATGTTTATACCAGGAGAAGAAACCATTTCTACGCAAATAAAAATGAAACTTCCTAAAGGTTTAAACGGTTTAGATGTTGGCGCAACTTATCAAGATTTTTCTAATAAAACAGGAACTCAAATTAGCCGTGAAACGCTAATGATGGTTAACAGAGAGTCGGAAGTTTTACTTCCTGCTGGAACAAAGTTTCGTGTTATTAGCCGTGGCGGAAATGTAGATTCTGGATTTGTAGTTACTGTTGAAGCAATCCTTCCAAAGGCTGCTCCTAAGCAGAAGCCATCACTTGCTATGGAAACTATCGGTGCAGACATGCGCGATGGCTTCATCAACACAGTAAACAATGGTAATCAAGTAGAACTACTGAACCCTCAAACAGGACAGTGGCGAACCATTGACCCAAATACAGTTTCTCAGAAGATGCTTGTTCAAGGCACATTCCGTATTCGTAAACCTGGCAATCAAGGTGCAGTCCTTGGCAACAAGGTTTATGGAGAAAGCATTGACCTTCGTTTATTCCAAGGTAACCGAGCCAAACTAGGTTTAAAAGACTACCCAGAATTGCAAAAGATTCTTGGTGTTGGAGAAACTGCTGGTTGGAAAACTCGTGCAGCATGGGAAGGCAAAGAGGACCAACTCCTTGGCTGGATGCGTGCTAATGGCGTAGGAAAGTTAGTACTTCCTGATACTAAGGCTAATGGCAACGCTACAGTTCTTGTAGACCCAGAGATGGTAGAAGCCTTTGGTGAACAGCCTGCTGTTCTGCTTGCTGAAAAGCGTTTAAACGCAATTAAAAACCAGCAGCAATTACTTTCTGATGAATCTCGTGTGGCTAAACTAATCGAGGACACCATCAAGAATGGTGGCGCAACAGTTTCATTTACTGGCGATGTTCCTACATCAGGATTCTCTGTTGCTATCCGTGGTGCTACACATACATTCTCCGTAGAAGATGCTCGCAATAATCCTCAAGCATGGATTGATTCTATGGCTGAGCACTTTGAGAAGAACCTTGAGAAGTTTGGCACAGCAGACCATTTTGGTACTTGGGTGCAAGACATTGATGGCGTGCCACATATCTGGGCTGACCCTACGAATGTTATTGTAGATAAAGCAAAGGCTGCTAAACTAGGACTTGAAAGAAACCAAGTTGAAGTTGCTGACCTTGCCGCCATTCAAAAGGGCGACTGGGACAATGCAATGATTAACACTAAGGGTACAGGAGATAAAAATGCCAGCGCAGAATTTGCATTGGGTCAAGGCACCAAAGCCAGTATCGGAAATGTCCCAGGAGGAACGCAGGGCGTTCGCCGAGTTATTGGCACGGAGGGCTTTGGAAAACGCATTGATGAACTCGAAGCCATCCTCAGCACAAGAAAGTATCCAACAGACGGGCTTGTAAGTCTTGTTCGTGAGTTTGCCGATGGGCAGGCTGCAGCAAAGCGTGACATGAATGGTCTACTAAGTAGACTTGATGCACGCCTTGTAGAAGAAGGTCGCATTGCTGCACCTCGCCAGATTCAAGGCACAGGTCGCCGTACAGAAAGACTTTACGATGGCAGCATGGTTGAGTTTGACGATTCATTTAGAGGTGAAGGTGGAGCAATCCTACTATCTCAAACTGATAACGCTCAAACCTACCGCAATTTTGTAGACCATCCATCACAGTTATTCGCAGCAGAACACTCAAACTTTACAGAGGCTCGCCTCACAGCCAAGATGCCTGAGTACTACACAGGTTATGCTAACCAACTGAACTCATTCTTCCGCTCACCTGATGGTCGTATTGACCCTATCGTTGAAATGTTCCTTAATGGAATGAAGCCAGAGCAGGCTGTTGCATGGTTACGCAAGCCAGAGAATGTTGCTTACGCTCGTAAGTTTAACATTGATGTTCCTGGTATCAAGGTAATGTCAGAGCGTTTAAATGTATCTATGGATGCAGAAGATTTTGTTGGTGACTTGTATAGCGCCTATCAGCGCTACCTTCCAGACAATGAAGTGCAAGAAGCCTTCCGTGCTGGTGATGCAACAGAGCAATGGTTGCGTACACACTTTACTGATAACCCAAATATGCCAGACATTATCGGTCGTATTGTGCCTACAAGCCAAGAAGCCCGTACATGGCAAGAGGGTATGAGTAAGGTTGTAGAGCGTGCTTTCCACTTCTTAGGTTCATTACCCGAAACTACAGTGGCTCGTCACCCACTAGCCCGTCAGATTTATCGTGCAGAGTACAAGAATCGTTTAGATATTGCTCTTGCCACAAAGCGTTTAAACGAAGGCGATGCTGCCGAACTTACAGTAGATGACATTAACAACCTACGCGGACAGGTCATTGAGGCTACACGCAAGGAAGTTAACAGCACACTCTTTACTATTATTCGCAAATCATACGCAGGCGAAAAGATGCGTTTCATTATGCCGTTCTTTAACGCATGGGAAAACACTATTCGCCGTTGGTATGGACTTACTAAGGATAATCCAGCAGTTGTCGCCCGTGCAGGACAGGTTATTTCTTCTCTGCGTAACCAGCCAAATGTGGTTGACCAAGATGGTAACCAAACTACTGAGTTTAGTTATGACAACAAGATTGTCCTACCTATGCCAGAAGGTGCAATCAAAACAGTTAGCATGATTCCTGGCTGGGGTAAGGGAATGGCAGAGGCATTGCGTTCATCAGGAACTCAGATGTCTATTCCAATCCGAAGCCTTGACATCCTGTTCCAGGGTGAAGCGATTGCAGGATTTGGTCCTATTGTAACTATGCCAGTCAATGAGATAGTTAAAATAAAGCCAGACCTTGAGGACTTGGTTACATCAACAGTGTTGCCAGTGCTTCCATTTGGTCCACAAGAAGGCTTTCTACGCCAGTTGTTCCCACCTGCAGCACAGAAACTTATCTCATTACGAGGTCAGGATGAAGCGTGGAGCCGTACATTTAATACTGTTTACCGCTATGAATTGATTCGCTTTAACCTTGGCGAGCGCAATACATTGCCTGAACTTGGTGAGATTAAAACAATGGCAGATAACCTCTACAAGGTTAAGATGCTTTCTAACTTGGTAATGCCATTTGCTGCACAGTATGACTCAACATTAAGTTTCTACACACAGCAGTTCCGCCGTCTACAGCAGGTATACGGACAGGATGCAGAGGCTTTGTTCCTTGAGATGTACCCTGAAATGTCACCTGCTTTGATTAGCGCTTCTTACAATCCAACGGGTGTTAACGCATCACAGGCTGCATTTAAGAATACTCAGAAGTACAGCGGTTTGATTAGCAAAATTGGTCAGACTACACCTGAAATGATTGGCTTCTTGGTCAATGACCCTGATGGCAAGTATGATTTCTCAGAGGCTGTGTACGCATGGCAGTATGGCAATGCACCTGTTCCTGGTTCTACAGAGAACTACAGAGGTCGCCGCAACCCAGCAGACTTGAAGAAGGATGCTAATGTAAAGATGGGTTGGATTGAGTTCCGTAAGAATATGAACCTTTTGGACTCACAACTATTTGCACAGGGCTACACATCATTCAATGACAATGGTGCTGAGGAACTACAGACCCTTAAGCAGATGATGGTTGCTGACATGACTAACCGCAATAAAGATTGGGCTGCTGACTACTACAGCGTAGATAGAGGCAAGTGGATTTATCGCATGCAGTCTATGACTACCATGCTTTCAGACCCAACATGGATGAAGGAAAACGGTAACCGACCTGTTGTTCAATCTATCGCTGTATATCTAAATCTACGCAGCCAGATTGCCAGAGAGTTAGCAAGCCGTAAGGCATACGGAATGTCATCCACCCTAACAGCAAAAGATAACTCAGACCTTGATGGTTTGTGGAATCAGACTATCGCTCAACTTCTTCAAGGCTCTGGTGAGTTTGAAGATTTCTATAACCGTTTCTTGCAAAATGACCCTGTGACATTGGGATAGGACTATGGACGAAAAAGTAATATATCAGATACTTAAAGAGGAAAATCCTACTTGGTCAGAAAGCAAACTTCGTTCTGCCGCAACAGATATTGCAGCCAACCCAAAGGTGCTTGAGGCTGGTGCTGGTGGTTTAAGAAAAGCAGTTGTTAGTTTAGCAAAGACATTTCTTAAGAAGCCAACTAAGAAGCAGGTATTGCTTGGCGGTGGAGCACTTGGTCTTGGTGGTTTAGCCGTACAGGGTGGTGGAGATTCAGGCGTGCCTGATGCTACAGCAGCACAAGCCAACACAGACCTTATGATGGCAGCAGCACAATATGAGGCAGCAGGTGGAGACATCAATGCCCTTGCAAATACTGCAGCAGGTAAGCAACTGTTTAGCAATCCAAACTTTAGTCTTGGTTCTATTATGAATAGCGGAAGTTTTGCAAACCTAACCACTGGCGGTGTTTACACAGGCAAGCCAGTAACTGTAAGCGAGTATCAATGGGGTAGCGGAGGCGCTAAGCCTAAGACAACTATGAAAGATGTTGTTTCATTGACAGACTGGAAGAATCAATTTCCTATTGCAGACCCAAAGGCTTTGTCTCAATGGAAGGCAACTCTTGTATCTGCTGGTGTAGTTAGCGCAAGCGCAGGCTTGGCTGAACTTAAGCAACAATGGGAAGCATGGGGGCAGGCATCACAAGATGCTGGTCGCCAAGGACAGAAGTTAACTCCTTACCAACTCCTTGACATCCAACGCGGACTATGGGGTGGTGGCGGAAAAGACTACTCCACTTCATACCAGGTTAATCTTCTTAAAGAAGAAAATGTTAAGTCTATGTACAAGGCTGCCAGAGAACAAGAGGCAGGTCTTGTCGTAGGAGATGAGCAGGCTGCTGCATTTGCAGAGCGTATTAAGGCTCGCCAAATGGCAACACCTACAAAGACTGAGTACAAGAAGATTAAGGGCAAGATGACACCTGTAACCACACCAGGTTTCGGTGAAGCAGAGACTGCTGCTGCCGCTTTAGAACTTGCTAAGAAAGACCCACTATATGCAGAATTCCAAACAGCAAATGTGTTTGGTTCAGCACTTGAGAAGGCATTGGGGATTAGACCATAATGGTAGATACAACAACTATTCAAGGTATTAACGCTGCAAGCGCAGCGGACCCATTTGGTCAAAGCAAAGGCGACAAGTCTGTACCAACAATGACGACTTGGATTGTCAACCTGCTCAAGAATGTTCCTGAACTTAAGAACATCTACGACTCAGTACGCAACCCAGATGGTAGTTTTAATAGAACTATTGATGCCATTGTAGATATGATTAACAGCAGTTCTTGGTACCTAGATAATGGACCAACTGTTGCTGCAAATGTTGCTGCACGCTATAAGTTTGGTGAGAAATACTACAACCAAAAGGTTGGTCAGTACAAGATTACTATCTCTGGTCTTGCTACAGCCATTGGCTTAGATGTTAATGACCCAACTATTGCTGACTACCTAGAGGGCTTGGCGGAAACATCATTCCTTAATGGCTGGGATGATGACTACATTGAGAATACAATCATCGGCAATGCTGATATTGTTAATAAAATCGGTGGCGGTGCCTACGAAAAGTCAGTACAAGACTTGGCTCAATATGGAAATCTTATGGGTTTTACACTCAGCGATACAACAAGAAAAGATTACCAGCGCCGTCTTATTGGTGAAATAACCGAAGGTGGACTTCGCTCTCGTTCTACACCAGAACAGATTAAAAAAGAAATTCGTGATAAGCAGGCTTTGCTTTATCCAATGTTTGCTGATGACTTTGCAGTAGGTCGTACCCTTTGGGATGTAACAGCATCACAGCGTAAGAAGTGGGCTGACCTTCTTGAGCAAAACGAAGATGACCTTGACTGGAATGACCCACTGTGGAAGGATGGCAAAATCTTTACTATGGTTGACGAGAAAACTGGCAAAGTTGTTGCTCGTCCAGCATGGGATGCCGAAAAACTTATCAAGCAAGATGAGCGTTGGCAGTACACAGAAAATGCCACAAAGACCTACGACAAGTGGGGTACTGCAATTCTTACTAAATTTGGAATGGCGGCTATCTAATGTTTAACTTTAATCAACAAGTATCTGATGGCGGCGGTTCACTAACTGCTGACGAAGTATTATTAGGCAGAGCACAGGCTCAACTAGAAAAATCAAAAGCCCGTCTTGCTGAGTTAGAAAAACAACAGAAGGCTGAAAATGTTGCCAAAGGATTAAATCCTGATGGAAGCAAAAAAACTAACACGCAACTTCTTCAAGAAAGACAAGCAAAAGAAGAAGCAGACAGAGCGGCTTTAGCAGCAAGCAATCCATTATTTAATAAGGCTTCAAAGCCAACCGATGCGCCTGCTGGTATGTACTACCAATGGATTGGTGGAACTAATACAGGTCAATGGCAACTCTATAAGATTCCTGCAAGCAGCACTACTCAAAGTTCTGGGTTTACACCAACCCCTACCCCTACTCCAACATCAACAACGACTACTAAAGCAATTACTCAGGCAGATGTAGATGCAGCGGTTACTAAAGCGGTTGCTGATGCTACTGCAAAGACTGATGCATTGATTGCACAGCAAAAAGCAGATGCTGCTGCGGCTAAGTTTGCTACAAAAACAAAAGCATCTGACCGCCTTAAGTCTATGTTTGATGCTGTTGGCTTAGCAAGCCTTGCTCCTTTTATTAACAAACGAATTATGGAAGATGCTTCTGAGGAAGCAGTGCTTCTTGAACTCTATGACCAACCAGAATATCAAGCGCGTTTTCCAGGCATGAAAGCATTGCGCTCTAAAGGTAAGACAATTACCGAAGCCGAATACATCAAGGATGAAAAAGCATTTGCTCAGACAGCACGCTTCTTTGATGTACCAGTAGGTTTCTATGACACGCCTGATGATTTTGGAAAACTTATTGGAAACCTAGTTGCACCAAAAGAATTCCAAGACCGCTTACAGATAGGTCAGGACTTGGCTCGCGCTATGTCTCCAGGTCTTAGAACACAACTACAAGAGTTGTACAACATTGGAGAAGGTGGCATTACTGCCTATGTTCTTGATTCAGATAGAGCACTTCCACTTCTCCAGAAGCAAGCAAAGGCTGCACAGTTTGTTGGCTTTGGTCGTGAAAAGGGCTTTAAGTTAGAAGGCATTACTGCTGCTGAGGCAGAACAGATTGCTGGAACAGAAGCATATTCCAAACTATCAGCACAACAAATGCAGACATCACTTGCTCAAGCAGCACGATTACGCGAAACCCAATCACGCCTTACAGGAATTGAAGGTGAAGTTTACAACGAGGGTGAAGCGTTAAAGGCTGTTATTGAAGGAAGCCCAGAAGCGCTGCTTGCATCACAACAAAGAGCACAGCGCGAAGGCGCACGCTTTGGTGGTGGTGCTGGAGTAACTGGCTCATCACTTCGTTCAACACCAGGAATATAAAAGAATCCCCACCGTGACCGACTAGCCCACGGGGGCGTACAAGTCTAGGAGCAATAGCCAATTTAGTTTCCCCGAACTTCATTGTGGATTGCGAATACAACTACTAACAAGGGAGATAGGCTGATGCCTACAAATTACCAGTTCGATGACGAAGATGACATTGACACATCAACAGATGTGGTGTCTCAACTCCGTAAGGTAAACCGTGCGCTTGAAAAGCGTACAAAAGAACTAGAACAGGAGTTGGGTGGTCTTAAATCACAGACCCGTCAACGAACTGTCAAGGATGTATTACAGGCAAAGGGATTAAACCCAAAGATTGCAGTATTCATACCACAAGATGTAGATACCTCTGAGGAGGCTATTACTGCGTGGGTAGATGAATACGGAGATGTCTTTGGTGTACAGCCCGCTCAAACAAATGAAGCGCCAACACAAAAGGGTCCAGACCTCTCAGCACAACACCGTATGAACAATGTCGTATCAACTGGCTCAATGCCAAGTATTGATGAGGACATGTTCGCCAAGGTCGCAGGTGTAAAGAGTAAAGAGGACCTAGATGCACTCCTTGGACTTAACTAATAAACAAACATCAACCAATCACCAGGAGGTGAACACATGGCATATAACGACACTACCTCGATGGCGGGACTCGTCAAAACAGCGTATGACCGTTATGTAGAATTCGCACTTCGTGCCCAGCCAATGATTCGTGCAGTGGCTGACAAGCGCCCAGTGCAGCAGGCGATGCCAGGTTCAAGCGTTGTATTCTCACTTTACAATGACTTAGCACCAGCAACATCTGCTCTATCAGAGACATCAGATGTAGATGCAGTAGCACTACCAGATGTCAACACAGTTTCTGTAACTCTAAATGAGCAAGGAAACTCATCACTTACAACTCGCAAGTTAGAGTTGTTCTCACTTTCAGATGTTGACCCAGCAATCGCTGACATCATCGCATACAACATGGCTGACTCACTAGATGTCATCGCCCAGACACCACTTCGTCAGGGTACAAATGTTATCTACTCAGGTACAGCAACATCAACAGCAACAATCACAGCAGGTATGACAATCACATCTGCTAACCTTCGTAAGGCAGTTGCTAAGTTGCGTACAAACAAGGCTGTTCCTCGTCAGGGAAGCCTATACTGGGCAGGTATTCACCCAGAAGTTTCACACGACCTTCGTGCTGAGACAGGCAATGTTGGATGGCGTGACATCCACACTCACACAGAGCAGTCACAGGGCAACCTATGGGCTGGCACAATCGGTACATACGAAGGTGCTTTCTATGTAGAAAACCCACGCATGTTCTCTGAGAAGGCTGGCGCTGACCAGACTGCTCTTGCAACAACAGCAGTAACAGTCGCTGGTACATCAGCAGGCTTTACATTCGGTGTTGCTTCAACAGCCGTCATTGCTTCTCGTGCAGAAGTTGGCGACAAGATTGCAGGAACAGGTATCGCTTCTGGTGCCAAGATTACTGCTATCACAACATCAGGTTCAACAACAACATTTACTGTTGACACAGCAAACACTGCTGCTGTCACAGCAACAACTGTTGTAACCGTTACACCAGTAACAGAAGTATTCGACACAATTCTCTGCGGTAAGCAGGCATTGGCGGAGGCTGTGGCTCAAGAGCCAGGCGTTGTTATTGGTAATGTGACTGACCGCTTGATGCGTTTCCGCCCAATCGGATGGTACGGCGTACTTGGTTTCGCCCGCTACCGTGAGGCTGCGCTATATCGCATTGAATCAGGCTCATCAATCGCTGCACTTTAATCGTGCGGGAGGGGTGGGGCGAAAGCCCTGCCCCTTCACTTATTAGTAAGGACAAACAATGACTCAGTATAAATTCACAACACCAACTGTTGAGGAAACTCCAATGGGTGAAGGAGTATTGTTTGAGCGTTACACCATCACACGAGGTGTCACTGTGATGCGGCATAATGGTATCTACTCCTCTTACCGATACCCAAGTCAGACAGAAACCCTATCTGCACAAGAACTGTATATGGGTGGAACTGTCACTGTTATTGACCAGGCAACCGCTGATGCCCTAACAGCACAGGGATACGGCGCTTACATAGAGGCTATCTAATGAATTTACATCAAAGACAAACGCACCCTGAATATATTGAAGGATGCTTTGGATGCAAAGTTACAACCCTTGAAATGGGAGTAGGCGATGCCAACTCTAAGGTAGCAATGTCTACAAGCAAGTGGGATGCAGAACTAAAAGCCTATAAGGATGCTCGTGCTCAAGGTATTCAACCAGCAGGAACAACCATGGCAAAGGTTCAAGAAGCGGTAAGAATTTCCGACAAGGTTGGTAAAGCCTTTGACGGTAATACGGGAACATTCAAATAGGAGGAGCCATGGCTGCTAGAAAGAAACCAGCAAGTAACAAGGTGCAAAAGGTTCAGGTTATTGATGATAACTACTCACCTTTAGAGCAGTACTGCATAGCCCTAAATGAATACTGGAAGGCGCTTAAGAAGGCAGGCTTCCCTGAGTCAATCTGTATGACACTCATCATGGATAGAGATTCATACCCTGATTGGATTCTTCCTAAGCCAATTAACCCAACCGATATACCACTGTTCGACCCCTACGAAGATGAAGATGAGGACTAATTATGTGCATTAAATGTGGATGCTACGGCTCAGTAAACCCCTACGGTGTAGGTGGTCGCGCACTAAACGCTGCTCCAGCAGAGGCAAACATTGCCTTGTATAACAACATCAAGATTGTTCGCATTGGCGAAGAAGGACCTATGGCAGAAAAGGATGACAAGAATGAAGAAAAGTACTCCTAAGAAAGACAAGGTTGCCAAGGTAATGGGTGAGTTTAAACGCGGAACCCTTAACGCAGGCAAAGACCCAAAGGGTCCAAAGAAGGCACCAGTAGTCAAGAACCGCAAGCAGGCAATCGCTATTGCATTGTCTCAGGCTGGCAAGGCTAAGAAGCGTGCCAAGTAAAAAAGATTCACGGTTGGCACGAGCAGGAGTATCTGGTTTTAATAAACCAAAGCGTACTCCTTCTCACCCAACTAAGTCACATGTTGTGGTTGCCAAAGAAGGCAATCAAGTTAAGACCATTCGATTTGGTCAGCAGGGCGTAACTGGCGATAGAAAGCCAACAGCCCGTCAAGCATCATTCAAAGCACGCCATGCTAAGAACATTGCCAAAGGCAAGATGAGCGCGGCGTTCTGGGCGAATAAGGTGAAGTGGTGAAGAAGAAAGCATTTTGGGATACAAAGAATCCTAACAAGAAATCAAAACCTTTAACTGCATCTCAGAAGGCAAAGGCTAAGGCATCAGCAAAGAAGGCTGGTCGTCCTTATCCAAACCTTGTAGACAACGCAGCAGCGAAGCGAAAGGCTAAGTAATGGCAACAGGAGCAGCAGGAAGTTCATTAGCAGACGAACTCAATCGTCTTGCAAACGGTGGCACATATCCAGTAATGACAGCATACAAAGTAGAACAAGGTGCTGCTAACGCATGGGCTGGTACATCTGGTCTAGGTCTTATTGCTGCTCTTAATTACAAGGCTGATTCAACTCGCCAGCCAGATGATTACAAAGACTATAACGCCATCTGTAATGAGTTAGCAGGAACCACTGGATTATCAGGAGTCGTAGCCCTAAGG